TCGCGTGTGTGGTGGCAAGCTGTACAAAGGAGAAAGTGAAGTCGGTGATGTTGCCGGAAGTGGTCGCGTATCAATGGCGCATGGTCGGACATCACAGGCGGTAGGCGTTAATGGTCAACTTTTCGAGTATCGCTATGATGGCACGGTTAAAACCGTCTCAAACTGGCCTGCAGACAGCGGATTTACGCAGTATGAATTAGGTTCGGTTCGTGACATTACTCGCTTACGTGGGCGTTATGCGTGGTCAAAAGACGGTACTGATTCATGGTTTATCACTGATCTTGAAGACGAATCGCATCCTGACCGCTACAGCGCACAATATCGGGCAGAATCACAGCCTGACGGCATCATCGGCATCGGAACATGGCGAGACTTCATCGTCTGCTTTGGCTCATCGACGATTGAATATTTCTCCCTGACTGGTGCAACCACAGTTGGTGCTGCTTTGTATGTCGCACAGCCATCGCTGATGGTGCAGAAAGGCATTGCCGGGACTTACTGCAAAACGCCGTTTGCTGATTCGTATGCGTTCATCAGCAATCCGGCAACAGGTGCGCCGTCTGTGTACATCATCGGTTCCGGTCAGGTGTCACCAATCGCCAGCGCGAGCATTGAGAAAATCCTCCGCTCCTACACTGCTGATGAACTGGCTGATGGTGTGATGGAATCGCTGCGATTTGATGCTCATGAGTTGCTGATTATCCACCTTCCGCGCCATGTTCTCGTGTACGACGCATCTTCAAGCGCCAATGGTCCGCAATGGTGTGTGTTGAAAACTGGCTTGTATGACGATGTGTACCGCGCTATCGACTTCATTTACGAAGGCAATCAGATAACGTGCGGCGATAAGCTGGAATCCGTGACCGGGAAATTGCAGTTCGATATCAGCAGCCAGTACGACAAGCAGCAGGAACACCTGCTGTTTACTCCGTTGTTCAAAGCGGATAACGCCAGAGTTTTCGACCTTGAAGTTGAATCGTCAACTGGAGTTGCGCAGTATGCTGACCGCCTTTTTCTCTCTGCAACCACTGACGGCATCAATTACGGGCGTGAGCAGATGATTGAGCAGAATGAACCGTTCGTTTACGACAAACGCGTTTTGTGGAAGCGGGTCGGACGCATCAGGAAAAATGTCGGCTTCAAATTGCGCGTTATCACTAAGTCACCTGTCACTCTCTCAGGCTGCCAGATAAGGATTGAGTAATGGTTGATTCATCACTGAATGATCCTGTTGTGGTTCAGGCTACGCGCCTTGATGCTTCAATTTTGCCACGCAATATATTCAGCCAGTCTTACCTACTATATGTCATAAATCAGGGAGCTGATGTCGGTGCAATCGCCGGGAAGGCAAATCAGGCTGGTCAGGGCGCTTATGATGCACAGGTCAGGAACGATGAGCAGGATGTGATTCTCGCTGACCATGAGCAGCGAATTTCTGCTGCGGAAGCAACGCTTGTTAATCATGAGGAGCGAATCAGCCAGGCAGAATCAACTCTTCAGGAACATGAAACACGAATAGCTCAGAATGAAAGCGATATTGCCTCGCTTGATACCAGAGTTCAGTCGCTGGAATCGCAGGTTTCAGACCATGAAACGCGCATCGATGCTCTGGAGTATGCCACTACTCGCAAAAAGTCAGAGGTTGTTTACTCTGGTGTATCTGTAACCATCCCGACAGCGCCGACCAACCTTGTTAGCCTGCTGAAAACGCTCACGCCATCATCCGGCACGTTGGCACCATTCTTCGACACCGTTAACAACAAGATGGTTGTGTTCAACGAGAACAAAACCTTGTTCTTCAAGCTGTCGATCGTCGGGACGTGGCCCAGCGGAACCGCCAACAGGTCAATGCAGCTAACCTTTTCCGGCTCTGTTCCTGACACACTGGTAAGCAGTTGCAACTCGGCGACAACAACCGATAACATCTTGTTAGCTACGTTCTTCAGCGTGGATAAAGACGGCTTTCTTGCCACAAATGGCAGCACGTTAACCATTCAGTCTAATGGTGCGGCGTTTACTGCCACAACCATCAAAATCATTGCGGAGCAGTGATGGAAATAAAGCTCATCGATAATCCGGTGAAGCTTGCAGAATTCCTCAACAACCCGGCAAACACGGGAAATATCGTAGACAGTGGAGATAAATACTACATCAAGCCTGATGCGGTATACCTCGGCATCTACGAAGGATTAGTGCTGGCTGGCGTTCATGAAGTGCGTAACTTCTGGCATAGCGTTGTGGAATGTCATGCGGTGTACGACCCCGGATTCCGTGGTGAATATGCACTGCAAGGGCATCGATTATTCTGCAAATGGCTTCTCGAAAACTCACCATTCCTTAACAGCATCACCATGGTTCCTGACACCACGAAATACGGACGGGCAATTATCCGTTTGCTTGGCGCTTCCCGTGTTGGTCACCTTGATGATGCGTACATGAGTAACGGAAAACCGGTTGGAATCACCCTCTATCAATTACCTCGTTCAAAATATGAGGAGCTAATAAATGTTAGTACTTAGCGAAAGCTTCAAGAATAAATTGCTTCCCATGAATGGGTATATGAAAGGCGGCAGCGACTCCGGCTCTAAAGCCCAGGCACGCGCAACTGAAAAGGGTATCGAATTGCAGCGTGAAATGTGGCAAACGAACATGCAAAACCTTGCACCGTTCACGCCACTCGCTCAGCAGTACGTATCACAGTTGCAGAATCTTTCCTCTCTTCAGGGGCAAGGTCAGGCGCTTAACCAGTATTACAACTCCCAGCAGTATAAAGACCTTGCAGGGCAGGCGCGTTACCAGAGTCTGGCAGCAGCAGAGGCAACGGGTGGATTAGGCTCTACAGCAACAGGAAACCAGTTAGCAGCAATCGCACCTACACTCGGTCAAAACTGGTTGTCAGGTCAGATGAACAACTACAACAATCTGGCAAATATTGGCCTTGGCGCTCTTACAGGTCAGGCAAACGCCGGACAGAACTATGCCAACAACGTCAGCCAGTTGTATCAACAGCAGGCGGCAGCATCTGCGGCTAATGCTAACCGACCATCAGGATTGCAATCAGCTTTGGGCGGTGCCATGAGCGGTGCGGCATCAGGGGCGATGATTGGCTCTGTGGTGCCTGGAATAGGTACAGCTGTTGGCGCTATTGGTGGCGGTATTATCGGTGGTCTTGGATCATTGTTTTAAGGTGGGAATATGGCTACTTGGCAACAAGGAATCAACTCAGGCGGTTTTCTTGCTGGTATCGGTGGGCAAAACTCAAATGCGCCAAAGGCAAGTGATGTAAGTGAGGCGTTGGCCTATATTCGCCAGAACAACGAAATGGAGCGTTCAGGTCGCAATAACATCGGCCTTCAGGCGTTGCAGGGACTTGGTAGTGTCGCTCAAACATATCAAGCCGCAAAGCAACAGGAAGCGGATGCTGCATTCCAAAAAGAATATGCGGCAGCCATCCAGTCCGGTGATCGACAGCAGGTTCGAGATCTGATGACCAAATATCCTGGTCAATTAGAGAAGATTCAGTCTGGTATGAAGTGGGCAGACGAAGACCAGCGCAATTCTATCGGCACCTTAGCGGCTGGCGCACGCCTTGCGGCCTCGTCTCCAGAAGCAATGCAATCATGGCTGCAAAACAACGCCAAGGAACTGACTCGCGTCGGTGTTGACCCTAATAACGTTGCTCAGATGTATCAGCAGAATCCTTCAGGATTTGGTGAGTTTGTTGATCACCTTGGAATGTCAGCGCTTGGTCCTAATGATTATTTCAATGTTCAGGACAAGATGGCTGGTCGTGAGATTGACCGAGGCAGGCTGGCAGAGACAATCCGCAGCAATCAGGCCGGAGAAGCACTAACAGCTCGAGGTCAGGACATCCAGATACGTGGACAGAACATCAGCGCACAGAATGCTGCTCTTTCCCGCGAAATACAAAGAGCAGAATTACAAGAAAAGGCTCTGGACAGACAGATAGCCAGAGAAAGCAATCAGTTAAAGCTTGAAGAGTTAAAGCAGAAACAGGCAGATGTTCGGCAAAAGGCTGACATAGCCCGCGCGGACAGACAGGCCGCCGCTCAGGGCGCTGTTGATACGTTCAGCACTGCGCTTGATTCTCTCAACGAGATAGAGCAAAGCCCCGGCCTTTCAAAAGCAGTAGGCATTCGCTCAGCGTTTCCGACAGTTCCTGGATCCGATGCGGCTAACTTTGAAGCAAGGCTAGATACCTTTAAAGCTCAAACTTTCCTCCCTATGGTGCAGTCCCTGAAGGGGATGGGGGCTCTTTCAGATGCTGAGGGTAAAAAATTATCCGATGCGGTTGGTGCTCTAAGTCCCAAAATGAGTGAAAAGGCTTTTCGTGACTCTATCGGAAAGATTCGAAATCAGCTTGAAAGCAAGTTGAGCACTGTTAAAAAACAGTTTGATTATCAGGAGCCGGTGCAGAATACGCCAGGACAACAATCTCCTGCTGGCAGTAACTTTTCTTCACTATGGGGTGATTAATGGCTAAAGCATGGAAAGATGTTATCGCCTCTCCACAGTATCAGGCGTTAGCACCAGAACAAAAAGCGCAGGCTCAGGAGCAATACTTCAATGAAGTCGTGGCACCGCAAGCCGGAGAAAATGCAGAGCAGGCTAAGCAAGCTTTCTATGCAGCCTATCCATTGTCATCTGTGCAGCCAGTGGAGACACAGCAACCAGTAGCACAGCAACAACCACAGCAAAGTAGATTTATGTCTGACCTTGGTGAAGCAGTGAAAGAGACTGGTCGCGGACTGGTGCAGGCTGGCGTGAACGTGGCAAACATACCTGCATCAATTGCCGATGCTGTAACAAGCGCGGCGGCATGGGCTGGCGGTAAACTCGGCATTGGCGATGGGACATATCAACCAGCGCCACGAGTAACAACGCAGGGATTAGAACAGGACTTTGGTCTTCAGCAAGGCGCGCTGACTCCACAAACGACAGAGGGCAGGGTATTTGCTGAGGCATTGCCTTATCTCACTCCTGCTGGCGTTGAGAGAGCGGCAACACAGGCACCAACACTTGCTGGTCGAATTGCTCAGGGTGCAACTCGCCTTCTCGCAGAAAACGCAGTCGGAACACTTGCTGCAAATAGTGCGAAAGATGATGCGGAAGCACTCGCCACCGATTTAGGCGTTGGTGTTCTGGCTGGAGGCGCTATTAACGCTGCTGGACGTGGATTAGGTGCTGCTTATCGTGGCGTTCGTGGTGCTATCGCACCAGAAGCGCAACAGGCTATCAGATTTGCAGAGCGTGAAGGGGTGCCTCTTCATACTACTGACCTCTTACAGCCTACTTCCCGCGTCGGAAAAATGGCGCAAACGACAGCAGAAAATATCCCCCTGGCTGGCACAAGCGGAATGAGAGCAACGCAACAGGAAGCGAGAAGTCAGTTGGTGCAGAGATTTGCTGATAAATTCGGTGAGTATGATCCAGCGGTTATTATTGACAGCCTTAAAGCGAAAACATCAGGAATTCGTCGTGCTGCTGGGAACCGTCTTGAGCAGGTTCAGAATGCAATGGCGGGAGTCAACATTCAGCCTGCGCGAGCAATTCAGCAGATTGATACTGAGATATCTAATCTGCAGAAGCTTGGTAAGGTTGCTGATAACGAGACGATTTCAAAACTTCAATCATATCGTGATGAGCTTGTTCGCAATGCTGGTCCTGATGGTCCGGTAAATCTGGATTTGAAACAATTAAGCGATCTGCGCAGCCAGTTCAGAATGGACGTGAAGGGGGAGCGACCAGTGTTACCAAACCGTTCCGATGCCGCCATTCAGCGCGTTTACAAGGCAATGACCGACGATATCAATAGTGTCATTGGTCAGAATCTTGGCAACGATACTCTCCGGAAATATCAGCAGGCCAATGCCGTCTACGCTGACGAAGCGGCGAAACTAAAGAATACCAGGCTGAAGAATGTTCTCATGAAAGGCGATCTGACGCCGGAAGTTGTCAACAACATGCTATTCAGCAAGAACAAATCGGAAATTAAGACTCTGTATAACTCAGTTGGTCGTGTTGGCAGGGCGCAAATGCGCAATGGCATCATTGGAAAGGCGATGGAGAAATCTGGCGGATCCCCTGACCAGTTCCTTCGGCAGCTTAACATCCTGCAAAACCAGACTGGCATCACATTTAAGGGTCAGGACGCTGCTTATCTGAAAGGATTAAAAAACTACCTGCAATCCACGCAGCAGGCTGCAAAAGCGGCAGTAACAACACCCACAGGGCAGCAAACCATCCCGTTCATTATTGGGTATGGTACGGCAATGAACCCGGCGACAACTGGCGCAGCAGTAAGCTACGGACTTCTTACTCGCGCCTATGAGAGCGAGCCATTCAGAAATGCAATGCTCAGAATGGCAAACACCCCACGTGGATCAACAGCGTTTGAGAAAGCCATGCAGCAGGCACAAAAGGCAATTAGCGCCATGACTCAGGGTGCTAAGTCTGATGCGTTGTCAGAATAGCTTTGCAAACACCAGGAACGTGCAAAAACCAAATATATAGAGCGCAATATTCAACAGATCTCTTTGCATAGACTCATCTCATAATTAACAAATCATAACTGACATTAGTGCAATGCTGGGCAAGTTGCATCTTGTTCGGCATTGCTACGTCCGGAGCAAATTAAATGACAGACATTACAGCCAATGTTGTGGTAAGCATGCCTTCGCAACTCTTCACTATGGCGCGTTCTTTTAAAGCCGTTGCCAATGGCAAAATTTATATCGGTAAAATTGACACTGACCCGGTAAATCCTGAAAACCAGATTCAGGTTTATGTAGAGAACGAAGACGGCTCTCACGTTCCTGTTTCGCAACCAATCATCATTAACGCTGCTGGTTATCCGGTATATAACGGACAGATTGCAAAGTTCGTTACCGTACAGGGACATTCAATGGCTGTGTATGACGCATATGGCACACAGCAGTTCTACTATCCAAACATTCTCAAGTATGACCCGGACCAGTTCCGGCAGGAGCTAGAGGGAGAGTTTGCAAGCGGGGCATTCCCTGAAACAGTAAAGTATAAGTATGGATTACCATCTGTTGTTGATGGTGCTGTCTTCAGGAATGTACAAGAAAAGCTGGATGATTTTGTATTTTTGGAAGACTTTGGTGGCAAAGATGATTCTGGAACAACAGATAATAGCATAGCCTTTCAGAAGGCATTCGCTTCAGGCGCAAGAAAAATTCACTTGAAAGGTTCTGGCATATATGGAATGAAGACCAGAGACATTGAGCTTCCAGCAAAATATGAAATTATTGGTAACGCAAAAAATCCAGAGATTAAATATCTAGGTTCTGATTCAACCTTCACTATGTTTACCCTTACAGGGTCTGGCCCGGCTGCTAGTCAGTGGAAACAGGGTGGCATATTCCGAGATGTAGTCATATCATCCGACGTGCTGATTAACTGGATTGTTTGTCGTCATGTCCAGAACTTAGAGTTTGATCGGGTGTTTTTCTATAACGCACAAACTACTATGAACAACTACCATTACGTTAACTTCTTCCGGTGCGAACGTTGGGGTAGTCCATTCTTGGGGCGTGCGGATTTAAATACTGTGGAGTTCATCAGCGAATCACCTAAGTTTCTTATGTGTTTCAGTTCTAACTCTCCGATTGACGTATGGGATACCGCCGATTTATTTATTAGTGAATGCTCAATGTTTGCTGGAGATTTTGCGGTAAGAACACGCACAACACTTGGTGAGATGGGTGGAACAGACCAATTCGCGGGTTATCCGGTTATAATTTCAAATAGCGTTTTTGATGCCATCAACGGTACTGCTTTTGATATGGAGAGTCTGGCTTACGCTACCATCAGCGGTAACATTATTAGTGCAGGGAGGATAAACAATAGTCGTGGAATTAATATTAAAGGGGCAAGAAATCTAACATTTACGGGAAACACTATCACTTACTGTGGTGAGTTCGGCATGGTATTGGAAAATGCTGAACAATGTTCTTTGTCTAATAATATATTCAACGGAAATAAGACTGGTGGGCTATCGTTGGTAAACTGTAAAGAAATATCTGTTATTGGCGGCTCTATGGGTACGTCTTATATCAGAGGTGGATACTACGTGCAACCACTTGGGATCACAGACCCCGCCGATAACTGTAACGGCATAACCATCAATGGCGTTTCTTTCGATAGCGATATGACGACCAAGATTTACCTTAATACATCGGAAGAGCGCAAAAATCGTATTATAGCTTGTCTAGGTGTTAATGATACTCAGACGACTTATCAAAACCGTGGATCTACTGCGCAGCGCCCTACAGCACCAGTCAGTGGGCAGATGTATTATGATACAACGCTAGGTCTTCCAATATGGTATAACACAGTATCATCTGAATGGAAGAGGGCGGATGGTACAAGTGTATGATAATGCGGGTGCTTAGCACCCGCTTATTTAATTAATTGCAGTTGAATGTAATGTTTTTATCGTAAACAAAAATCTTCTTATCTCCGACGTCAATAACCTTTGATGGATTACCAATCTCTTTAATTGTTATATTTCTCATAACCTCGTCATCTGTAATTATGAAATTTCCTCCGCGCTCATACCAATAGTTTTTTGACAACCATTTATTGCATGCAAGTATATTCAAACCTCGGTTTACATCAATCGGAGCAATTGATATGTCTCCATCTATACTTGCTGATGAAGCAAACCAGAAAGATGCATACCCGTTTGTGAGGTTATTCTGCCTTACAGTGTGTTTTATCTGATTTATAATATCATTAGAATTGTCTTTTTTTTCATGCATATAAATAGAACAAAAGAGAATAAATGTTGTAACAACCCCTAATGCGATGAATTTCCACCCTCTGGAGTTGTTAGATCTGCCAATAACAACAGGTGCTAGTATAAAAAATGGAACGATATATCTTATAGTCCATTCATCTATTGGACGGTTACTTGCAAGGTATGCTGGTATCATTATAATACAAGCTATACATATAGCCATATTGATCATGGAGGTAAAGAATATTTCCTTTACTGACATTGCAACTAATATAAGAAGTAAAATCATTACAACAAAACAAAAAACAGAAATAAGCGCTGTAATATCAGAAGGTGGCTTGCCAAAGAAGAAAGCTCCACTGTATAGGAGGAATCCTTTTACGAATAAGTATAAATTATTCAGGATATCATCAAATGCAACAAATGTTGGATCTGGAACGCCTGGCAAAATGTACCAGTTATGAGCTCTTGCGTACATGGTCATAATTTTTGATGCAACATATGCAAATATAGTTGCAACTAGTATGATCAGATTTTTTTGGCTTTTGGTTTTTACTATAAAAATCACTGATGATATTGCTACTGGTGCAATAATGAGTAGCTTTATGATGTCATCACTGAAACAAGCTAGAGCTAACACTAAAATATAAAGAGATAGAGAAATTAACGATCTTGTTTTGGAAAAATTGTCTAACATTATGAAGCAAAACAACATGGATACATATGTGCCGACATGTATCACAGGTATTAATACGTTTAATACTGCAAACCCAGAAGGCAGCGCAACGCAAAATGAAATGGCCCATAACGATGAAAGCCTTTCTTTTGAAAGATAAAATGTCATCAATGTAACCATTGAATACATAATTGCCGGTATGCAGTATGCTTGGTACTGTCCGTACCAGAATACCTTTGAAGCAAGCCCGTACCATATTATGTCTGTAAAATAGAATGATACTGTAGAGAGATACCATCCACTAAGCGTCCAATTTCCGTCCGCAATGTCCTTACCCTCAAGAAGTCCAGAAACAGCATCCGAACTTGGCAAAATCTGTTTTGAAATCGAGGCGTAGAAGAAAGTCAGGAATATAAATCCAATGATGTATATGGCTGTTTTTTTTATATTTAAAGTCATTTTACTTATCCTTTAGAATGTATCTTGGTCGCTGCTTAACTTCAACATAAATTCTTCCTATATACTCTCCAAGAACTCCTATGCCTATTAACTGAACTCCACCAAGAAACAATATTGATACAATGATAGAAGGGTAACCTGGAACACTATTTCCAAACATCAATTTATCAGCAATCATCCATGCTCCATAAAGGAATGATAAGGTTGCCACAAACAGGCCTATATAAGTCCACATGCGCAAAGGGAAAGTAGAAAAGCTAGTGATCCCTTCCAGCGCCAAGTTCCATAGCTTCCATCCATTGAACTTTGTGCTTCCTGCAACGCGTTCTGCTCGCGCATATTCTACGACATCGGTTCGACCACCAACCCAGCTCAGCACACCCTTCATAAACAGGTTTCGTTCTGGCATGAGCTTAATGTTTTCTACTACTTCGCGAGACATGAGCCGGAAGTCGCCAACATTCTCTTCTATCTGAGGGTTGCTGATTTTGTTATGAAGTTTATAGAACCACTCAGCAGATTTACGCTTCAGCCTGCTGTCAGTGGAGCGGTCAGAGCGTTTAGCCAGAACCATATCTGCACCGGCCTGCCATTTCTCTATCAAGTGAGGAATAACTTCTATAGGGTCTTGCAGATCAACGTCAATCGGGATAATTGCCTCCCCGGTAGCATGGTCCAGACCTGCGAACAGGGCAGGTTCTTTGCCGAAGTTACGTGTGAACGACAGCGAAACCACAAGCGGGTCGGCAACAGCAAGCTCGTTGATAATTGATTCTGTAGCGTCTTTGCTGCCATCGTTTATGAAGACTATCTCGACTTCATGCTGCTGAAGCCCTTCAAATTCGCGCACGGTTTTATAAAAAATAGGTATCGTGGCCTCTTCGTTAAAGACCGGAACGACTAAAGAAATTTTCATTTCGCATCCCTAAAGACAATGAACTTTGAATAGACGAAACCGCACACCAGGCTGATGGCGGAGAAGGTGACAAGAGTTATCATCGGAGGAAGTGCGCATCTATCAGCAGCCCATCCAACAGTAGCACTCAGTGTTCCCATGAACCCGACATATAACATGTAGCGCATCGTTGTAGTTGATGCTTTGAATGTGAATTTTGCATTCGCGAAGAAGCTAAAACTCACAGCCACAACGAAACCTGCGAAGTTTGCCAGAGCCTGATTGGTATGCGCGGCATAGATACATACACCAAAAACCACCCAGTGTATAAGTGTGTTCAGCACACCAATCGAGGTGTACCTTGCAAATATATTTAACAT